CGCCAAGAAAAGAAGGAGTTAAAAATGAAAGTATTAGTACAAACTTTAGGACAAGCTACGGCGAAAGTGATTGAGACTGAGGCTCAGACTGTTGGAGAATTTAAGAATGCTAACAGTGAATACTCATCATTCGCTTTTAATGTGAATGGCGATAGTGCGGACGATAGCACTGAGCTATTTGATAATGCGGTTATAATGCTATCTGAAAAAGTGAAAGGTGCATAGCAAACCCTTGGTGTATAGCTTGCGCATTACTGGCGCAAGCCTTAGACCTATGTCCCTTGGTGAATTCCCAAGAGATATTGGTGTGAGAAATTACAGAGAGGAATGACAATGAACAATACTATTATAAATAAAGAGGCTTTTGATAGGTGTCTGACGACGGCGAGACTCCTTGGTGTGAGGCTCGAGCCAGAGCATCTACAAAGAATAGCATCACTCGCTACACTTAGCGAGATGAATGGTGTGCTCATAGAGGTCAAGAGTGAAGCGCGGCCCGCGCTACTATCGCTCACGGAGGCGCAGCGCGACCTATTGCGGGGGCACAACATCGCTGGGGTAAAGATTTATCAGCTCACTGGTGATGTGGCAAGGTATGAGCAGAAGGTGGAGAAGTTAATCGCAGAGCAGAATGAGTATATAAAAAGAATTCACATTGTTAATGAGGAGATTGAGACCCTTAGGCTGCTTGCTAAAGACCCGCCTATGATTGCTAGTGTTGAGAAGGTCATAAACCAAGGGACATTCAAGCTACTTGGTGTGACAAAAGATGACATAACTTTTATGACTCCTGATATTACTTGCTCTTGGAGAGATGCTAAACTTGGGATAGCACTAGATGTTGCATGTGGAAAGTATAAAATTGTACTTAGCTTGCCAGCACTATCAGTCACTATCTCCTCTGAAGAAGAGAGCGAGGGAAGTTACTGTCATCCACATGTAGGTATTTCAAGGACACCATGCTGGGGTAACGCAGCCACGTCCCTAACGCAAGCGCGAGGCAAGCAGGACATTGCTGCTATCCTATCACTAACATATGGATTGCTCACGACTTACAATCCAGAGTCACCTTATATAAAATTGTTGGAGTTCGATCAAGAGAGGAACCCAACAAAGTACACTCACGCAGCATATACCAAGTGTGATAAGTTAGCGCACTTACAAGATGATGGTTCTAATGATAATTATATAAGAGAGTATGTAATAGACGAGGATACTCCCAATGATGTTAAGGGAACTCTTGGCCATGGTACAATTTACGTGCATGAAGTTTATATTAGGACACTCAATGGATCACGCATAGATGCTAACTACTATATATTAGATGATGGTTCCTTTGTGGATGTTAATGATCTTGATTGTAGCTATGAGATTAGGAGTAAGTAATGGATATTCAGATAAGGCTTTCGCTTAAGGCACGAGACAAGATAAAGTATTGGGTTAATCGAGCGGACAAAGAGGTATCAGGTTTTGGTGTCACGACCCGAGAGGCTACTCCAACTGGGGTAATGTTCCGAGTCCATGATGTCATGCTACTGCGCCAAGAGGTAGGTGCAGCTCACACAGACATCGACGCACAAGCCATGGGGAGATTGATGTATAGGGTTGCGACCGAGCCGCAGTTTCAAGGAATGAGGCTCAATTATTGGTGGCATAGCCATGTCAACATGGCATGCTTTTGGAGTGGCACGGATACTGAGACGATTAGGTCTATAGGTTCTCAAGGACTGTGCCTTGCTACGGTATTCAATAAGAAGAACGAATCACGAAGTGCTGCTTGCTATAAGGTATCCTCAGAACTTGGAGATGATACCATGCTTATTGATGATATTCCATTATCGGTAGACGACTTGGTATTACCCGAAGCAAGTGCATGGGAGGAAGAGTTCACAGCTAATGTAATAGAGGAAGTCTACAATCCATCATTGCTTGGCTCTTACGAATACCAAGATGTTTTAGAGGCAAGCGACCATAGCATCCATGGATTGCTTGGTTATGGATTACATAATGAGGCGGAGATATTAGGGATTAATCCTAAGAAATATTTAAAAGAGTTGAACAAAAAGCATATGGTTACACTCATGGAGTATGAAGCAAGGCTCGAGAAGGCCGAGAAGGAAGGTAGGTTAACATGGCGTTAGAAAAGGTACATTTAACAAGGCAAGCGGACATCATTGATTCAAAGGCCATTGGCTCACTCACGGTAGCTATCATTGGAGTGGGTGGAATAGGTAGCTATGCGTGCTTAGCACTAGCAAAGATGGGGTGTGAGAAAATATCTATCTATGACTTTGACTCTGTTGATGAGGTCAATATGAATTCACAGCTCTTTCGGTTTACTGATATTGGCAAGCCCAAAGTCGAAGCTGTTAGGGACATAGTGAAAGACTTCACTGGGGTGATACCAACTTGCTACAATGGTAAGGTAACAAAGCATACTAACGTGAGTGCTGATATAATAATCATGTCGGTGGATAGCATGAGTGCCCGAGCCGAGATACTAGATGGAGTGACGTGTAAGTATTTAATTGATACGCGCATGAGTGCAGAGAAATATTCACAATACACTGTGAACATGCGCTCTACGGATAGTGTATCAAGTTATCGTAAGACACTATATACAGACGCAGAGAGCGTAGCTGAGCGGTGTACTGCAAAGAGCACTATCTACACAACACTAACAGCTAGTAGCATGGTGTGTAAGGTGGTGAAAAATATCCTTGCCAAAGAACCTTATCCTAAAACAATACTAATGGACCTTAACAAATCAGAACATAATGTTCACATGTTTACATGAAAGGAATTAAACCAAGTGTCTAGAAGAGTGCAGCGTAAGTATTCAAAAGAGGATATTGATTTAGTGTCACACCATTTTAATTCTGGTGTGACATCTCCTCATATGATTAGCAAGCTAACTGGAATACCACGACCCACGATTCAGAGTTGGGTGCAGACAGGGAAGCTAACTAAGTATGTTAAACCACAACAAGAGCACGTTGCTCTACCAAAGGGGAATATATGTTATCAAACAAAGTAATGAAGGTATGGATTATATTAGGGCTACTAGTGTTTGTTACTGGGGTAGCTAAGACTTTACATAGAACAGAGCGCGAGACAATGACCGCTTGCTTTGTGAAGAACATTCACCTATGCGGTGATATGATTTGCGAGAGTGATAATGAAAATCCAATTGATACACTAAGAGATATGCATTCAAATCTACAGGACTGTTTAGATAATGGGGTAGAAGATATGTTTTACACAGAGGAATATTTTAATATGACATTAAAATAAAAATGCCATAGCTTTTACACTATGGCATCCAGCCCCTAACTAGAATTAAACCCAACATCTACGCTATCACGAATCAATAATAAGTAAAGGAATATTTAATTATGTTAATCCAAGTATTGGGATTAAGAGAATTTACTGACAGAAAAACAGGCAAGAAGAGATTATCAGATAGGTTCTTTGAGAAAGGCTGGAGACTTAACTCAATACAAGAAGTCTTTGGTGATAGATGTAAGGAACTTGTGGAGTCTATACCAGAGGACCAAAGGTTTAATCTATTCTATACTGCGGCGCATTGCTTCGAGGATTCTAAGAGGGCCATGCACAGTATGTCTATAGTTCCCTTTGACATTGACGGCATAGAAGTCACACCAACTGGGGTACCAGAGCGATGCATTGCTATAGCTAGAGTGGTAGCTACAACCATAGGGTGTGATGTATCTAAACTTGGGGTGTTATTCTCAGGCAATGGTGTTCAGGTCATAGCTAACATTAGAGAACCCATAAAGGAAAAGGAATACTTTGATAAGTACAGAGAACACTACTCTGTTATCTGTCACACGATAAACGTAAGGCTATCCGAGGCTGGACTACAAGGTAGCGCAGACCCAAAGGTATTTGATGATGCACGAATCCTGAGGCTACCATGGACAGAGAATAGAAAGAAAGATAAGCCAACGAGAAGGGCTATGGTCATTCAGTCTAGCATAGAACCCATAGACTGGGACATAGTCAAAATCTCTGGGGTGCCTGAGGTCACAGGAGATGAGGTAATAACAGACGTAGTTCTTAAGAACTACCCAAAGCCAGACACTGTGGCTGTCATGGCAGAGTGTTCCTTTATAAGATACTGTGAGGAGAACCAAGCAACACTCCCAGAACCACAATGGTATGACATGCTAAGTATCGTAGCAAGACTAGATGATGGTGCAGAACTCTGTCACTCCATGAGTCGAGGTCATCCCCACTACAATAGTTTTGAGACAGACACCAAGATTGCTCAGGCTCTTGCGTCGGCAGGACCTAAGAAGTGTAAGTCAATTTCCCTATACCACGAGGGGTGTTCATCGTGTCCTCACTACGGACAGATCAAAAGCCCCATTCAGATTAAGGGTAAGGACTATATAGCAAGCTCAGACTATGGGTATAGAGAGCGCAGCATAGGTAAAGATGGAATCATAAAGCCAGGTAAACCAGCATATGATGACATCATTAAAGCCTTTTCAAATATCTATAACTACCGAGTGCTCTCTGACACTGGCCAGATTGTAGCATACAATGGCAAGCACTGGTATGAAGTGGATGCATTAAAGGTTAGGCATTTAGTTAATGAATGGATTAAACCAAGTGCATCTCGAGTCGAGAGTGAAGAGGCTCTTTATAGAATTAAATCAAAAAATATTTACGATAGAAATGAAATGCTTGCATCAAGCAGGGGATTTATAAATTTTAACAACGGAGTCTATGACATATATAACAATAAGCTTAATCCTCATGGGCCTGAATTCGGTATGTTCAACGTACTACCCTACAACTATGACCCTAACGCTACATGCCCATTGTGGGATACGTTCTTATACCAAATTATGCAAGGAGATGCTACGCGTATAGATACTCTTATGAAGTACGCAGGGTATTGCCTAAGCTATGACTCATGCTGGGCACAAATATACCTGGTGTTACTGGGAGAAGGCTCTAACGGTAAGTCAGTATTCATGGAGGTACTAGCTGCGGTGGTAGGTCCTGAGAATGCATCATCAATAATGTTGTCCGATGTTCTTGGGGAGAAAACAATTCGGATGCACATGGTGAATAAATTTTTTAACTACTCCGATGAGAGTGGCAGATATATATTCAAAGAGTCTGCCGTGTTTAAAAACCTTGTGCAAGGTGGCACAATGATTGTTAAAAAGCTTTACTCTCAAGAGGCCATGATAGAAAATAGAACTAAGTTTATTGTCTCGTGCAATGAGATGCCACAAACCAGTGATAATTCAGAAGGGTTCTTTAGACGAATGCTTATTGTACCTTTCAATTTTAAAATATCTCCGACTGATGAAGGGTATAATCCTTTCTTAAAGGAAGATCTTATAAGGACAGAGCTGCCAGGTATTGCTAACAAACTAATCGCAGCCTACAAAGAACTAATGGTGTCCAAGAAATTTATAAAACCATTGGAGTCAATTAGGTTAGTAGAGGAATACAAAAGAGAGAACGATACTATTAAAGTATTCATAGAAGATTGCCTCATAGAAACTGACAACGAAGAAGACTTTATATCTAATGAAGAGATCTATGCTAAGTATAGAATATATTGTGATGAGTCTGGGTATAAGCCATATAATAAAGTTATGTTTGGGCGCAGATTCTCTAGCAAGTACCAAGATCCATCAGTATTAAAAAGGATAAATGGAAAAGTTACCAGAGGAAGGAAGAACCTGAAGTATGAATCAAACTATTAAACCATTATGGAATCATCAAGTTGAAGGAATCAATAGAGGATTAAGACAGAAAGATCTTGGTTTATTTTTTGAACAGGGAACTGGTAAGTCACGAACCATGATTGAAGTTCTACGCAGGCTATACGCTAAAGAGAATAGAGTCATGCGAACATTAATCCTATGCCCTATCATCGTGTGTGAGAATTGGAAAAAAGAGTTCGGCATGTACTCCAAGATTAATCATTTTGACATAGTGGTATTGAAAGGTCCAGGAAGAAAGAGAGTTCAAGACTTCTTAGAAATAGTAGAGAAGAACAAGATAGTCATCACTAACTACGAAGCTATGGAGAATAAGGACCTACACCTATTACTAGCCCAATGGTGTGAGATACTGGTGTGTGACGAGAGCCAACGACTCAAGAACCCAGACTCAGTGAGAGCTAAGAAGGTAGTACAAATAGCAGACCTATGCAAGCATAGGTATATTCTAACTGGTACTCCAATACTTAACTCATGCTCTGATGTCTTCATGCAGTTTAGAATCCTTGATGGGGGAGAGACTTTTGGTAAGAACTACTATGCATTTAGGCATGAGTACTTTGAAGATGCTAACGCTAGAAGGAAGGGAACCCAAGGGTATTTCCCAGACTGGAAGCCTAAGTCTTTCACCTTCGAGGTCTTGCAAGATAGGATAAGTCATAAGGCTATGCGAGTGCTTAAGTCAGAATGCCTAGACCTTCCGCCTTTTGTAAACCAGAGGGTAGACGTAGAGTTGGGATCGGAACAGAAAAGGATGTACAAGCAAATGATGAACGACTATGTGACGTGGCTTAAGACCAAGGACAATGAACCGCGGGCCGTGGTCGCACAGCTAGCTGTCACAAAGGCTCTACGCTTGCAGCAAATCATATCTGGTTTTGCTAAGGATGACGCGGGAGTCGTGCATAGACTTGAAGATAATCCAAGGGTAAAGGTCTTAGAAGAATTACTCACAGACCTTACACCAGTGCATAAGGTGATTGTATGGGCTACGTTCAAAGAGAACTACACCATGATCAGTGAGCTATGCACGAAGCTATCACTGGGGTATAGGGAGATACATGGAGATATATCTCATAAGGATAGAGAGAAGAACATGCAGGACTTTCGTAAAGACCCTGAGGTGAGAGTGATGATTGCTAACCAAAGTGCAGGTGGTACGGGTATCAACTTAGTGGAAGCATCCTATAGTATATACTTCTCTAAGAACTTTAGCCTTGAAGCAGACCTTCAGTCAGCAGCTAGGAACTACAGAGGGGGATCTGAGATACATGATAAGATCACGCGTATAGATCTGGTATCACCAGGTACGATTGATGAGTTGATTAACGAAGCACTAGAGAAGAAACAAAATGTCGCAGACAATATATTAAACTGGAGTAACCAACTAACGAAAGGAATTAAATGAGCAACGAAGTAATGTGGGGTATGGGTGATGAGCTTGCTACACCAGGGGATAAATTAGATTTATTGGATAAGGCTATGAAAGATTTAGCAGAAGCACGATCCCTAAGAGATGAAGCCGAAGCAAAGTATAATATTGCTGCCGCAGCTGTGACAGTAATAGAAGATACTCTCATGGGGTTACTAAAGTCTAGCAATCGTGAGAGCTTTAAAACACCAGGGATAGGTAGCGTGTCTATTACACATAGACAGAACTTCACAACACCAAAGAGTGGGGATGAGAAGGTGGCATTATTTAATTATATCAAAGAGAAGTATGGGGAAGAAACTCTGCGCTCTATGATTAGTATTAACTCCATGACTCTTGGTTCGTGGGCTAAGAAGGAAATAGAAGAAGGTGTTCTAACAATACCAGGGCTTGCACAGCCTACGGTAACAGAGAAGATAACATTTAGAAGGGAGATGTAAATGAGTAGGGAAACATTTTTAATTCAAGTGACACAAGTCACAAATGCCAAGGAAAGAAAGGAACAGTCTGGGTATGTTCACGCACACCATATTGTATCGTTCATGCCTAATGGCGAGTTCACACAACTAGTGTTGACAAACGACACAATGGTGGTAAAAGAGAGCTGTCAATATTTTATAGAGAAAGGTAAGACCTATGGTCTTATGAGGGTATTATGAGTAAAGAAGTAGCTAAGAAAGAATCAATGGAAGTAAGCACAGAAGTTACCCAATGGGGTAATGATGTAAACGTAGGTAAGGATTTATTATTATCAAAGGTCCTTACTATGCAGGCAATGAGTGATCTAGTCACAGCTGGTGATGCTAAGATAGGAGAGTTCAGAGACTCCATCACGCATGAATTGCTTGGGGATATCACTAATCCAACTGAGTTCATACCATTTCACTGTCGTAAGATGTGGGATATTTTGGAATCAGAAGGACCCAACTCACAGTCAAAGTGGGTTAAGTCAGTGCCAGTAGTAGAAGACCCTACTAAACCAGACTATAATGATAACTGGGAGTGGACAGTAGAAGAGAACGGTAAACTACAGAAGAGAGTTAGACGTCTTGATTTCTTTTGTTTACTAGTTAGCCAACTTAAAGCTGGGACTGCTATGCCAGTGACTCTAAGCTTTCGATCAACAAGCTACAAGTCTGGTCAGATACTATTAAACCAGATGTATGTTAGGAACAAGATGCTTGGTAAATCTCCCGCTGCAATTATTATGAGTCTAAGTGGTGAGAAGGTTAAGAATGACAAGGGTACATTTATTGTAACTAAAGTAACTCCGGTTCGTGCATCAGATAAAAATTATGAGTTAGCAGCATTTGACTGGTTTAAATTAATCACTAAGTCTAATGTCATTATTGATGATTCAGATTTGAAAGAAGCAGACACAACACCAGTGGGTGATCAGTCTGCTGGAAGATTCTAATGCGCAAGGTATTACTATTAGATATTGAAAGCACGGGCCTCGATGCTAAGGCCGATAGGATTATAGAGTTAGGGATGATGGTAACATCATCCGACTTTAAAGTAATCCACGAGGAGTACAACAAACTGGTGTGGGACGATACTTACCCAACACTCACACCAGAGATTGAAGACCTCACTGGTATTACCCAAGAGGATCTACTAAGTAATAGTATCAAACCATGGCTTGCTATGCAGGACTTTAATGAACTGATATTCAAACACGAGCCAGAGTTCATCATAGCATATAACTCTGAGTTCGATAGATCGTTCATTGATGAGGAACTAAAAAGAAATAACCATGGTGTAATGGCTAATTGGCTCTGTGCTATGCAGGACATTGACACCAATAAGAAGTCTAAGAGTTGGAAGCTTATGCATCTTGCCTTAGACTATGGTGTCCCAGTAGATCCTAATGAATTGCATCGAGCTATCAATGATGTGGAACTAATGCGTAAGGTACTCGTGGCATCATCGGCTAATCCAAGCGACATGTTTACCTATAGAATGGCACCTTCGGTTTACATAAGAGCTGTTGTAGAGGCACCGTGGAAAGACAACGGAGCTGGTATAGCTAAGGCCAAGAGCCTCGGGTTCTCATGGGAAAAGGTTCGCGGTGACACCAGGGTGTTTGAGAAGTGTTGGGTTAAATTATTAAAAGAAACAGAACTAACAGAGAGGAACAATTATCCTTTCGAGACAAAAATATTAGGAGTAAAAGATGGAAACGAAACCAATAGTAGATAAGATAAATACAAACGTAAGTCTTTCAAAGAAGACTCACGCAGCAATAACAAAGAAAGCCAAAGAACTTGGTATCACAAATAGTAGGTTGATTAATACCCTATGTATTAATGGCTTGACTAAAGTAAAGACTGATACGGTAGAATCCTCTGAGTAAGGAGGACACCATGGCTAAGAAAACAAAAACTAAAAAACCAATGCCTAAGAAATCTGGCAAGTGTTAATAGAAAGCCCCAACTATGAACCCAATTGCTATAGATACCGAGACCACAGGTCTAGAGGAAACCGATAGACCTTTCTGCGCTACCATTTCAGGTAAAGATTTTAACATCTACACTGAAGACCGAGACATGGTTAGTAAACTATTAGACACCAGTTATCTTGTGTTTGCTCAGAACGCTAAGTTCGATGCGAGAATGCTATCTCACTGGGGTGTGAACATGTTCACTAAGCCAGTGTATGATACAAACATAATGGCTAGGATTCTCCGCAACGATTATCTAAAGTACTCCCTAGCAGATCAGGCAAAGCGGATAGGATTAACTAAGAGCACAGAAGTAGACGCAGAAATAAAGAAGCATAAGCTATACGAAACACGAAGGAACTTCTTCGGAGAAGAATACAAGGTACCAAGATACGATAGAGTGGATAGGGAGATACTTAAACGGTACGCGCTTCTTGATTCGGAGCTAACCTATAAACTTGGTATGAATTATCTAGAGCGCATGGACACCAAAGATAAACAAGTAATGCTAATGGAGTCTAACCTAACACCAGTATGTTATGGAATGGAGAGGCGTGGGCTACAGCTTAATGTAGACTACACTCTTAAAGCTTATCATTATGAGAAACAATTACTGGAATCAAAGCTTGATATCATCAACAGTATGCTAGGGTGTGAGTTCACTGATTCAGCTAAAGCAATACAGAAGCATCTATCATACCAACTACCTTTAACAGATGCTAATAACCCATCCCTAACTGATGATGTTATAGATTATATTCTATCAGCTGGTGGTACAACACCAAGGGATAGTACCATTCTTGGGCTAGTGCGTGAGATAAGATGGTTTAAAAAAAGAATCAATACTTACTATGAATCATACCTAAATAGGAAAGACTCCTGTGGGATTATACATCCTACCATGTGGCAGGCAGGGACTAGGACTGGACGGTTTAGTTATTCAGATCCCAATCTACAGAACATGCCTAAGGAAGAAGATAGTGAGGAGCCATTCGTGATTCGTGGTTGCTTCAAACCAAGGGATGGTTACTCTTTCATATCATTAGACTATAGTCAGATGGAATACCGAATGCTAGCTGACTATGCCAATGAGAAAGATGTTATAAGAAGAGTTATGGAAGGAGCTGACTTCCATCAGGTGACAGCAGATATGTTTGGTGTATCGCGTAAACAGGCTAAGACTATAAACTTTGCATGTCTCTATGGAGCGGGAGTTGATAAACTATCCACGATGCTAGGGACTACTAAGCACGAAGCATCTCGTTTAAGAGATAGATACTTCATGGCCCTACCTAATGTTGAACGCCTAATAGATGATGTCATATCAACAGGAAGAAGCCGAGGCTTTGTTCAGAACTGGTATGGCAGAAAGATGTACGCTCAGAAGGAGTTCTGTTATGCCCTACCAAACCATCTCATACAGGGTGGTGGTGCGGATGTAGTTAAGCTAGCCATGATTGAAGTAGAGAAAGAGCTTTGCGGCAGTGACATACATATGGTGTTGCAGGTTCACGATCAGCTAGTGTTTGAATATCCAACAGGTATGGATGACACCAAATTAAAAAGGGTTAAGGAAATCATGGAGAATACTTACGTTCCTAGAAACGGGATGAAGCTAACAGTGGATATATCTGAGAGTACCACGAGTCTAGCAGAACGAAGCATGGTTAAGATAAATATTTAGTAAGTAACGAAGTAAGTATAAAATGTTAATAAAGAAAATTTAAGTAACGAGGTGAGAGAATGGATGAAATAGCACAAAAGATTATCGGGGTGGGAAATGAGCATAGAACAATTTAAAAAGAATATTGAGAGTGAGAGAGAAGCAAGCGCAACAAAATATGGAACTAAAACTGAATATAGTTATAAAAACACAAAGCTTGTGAGCACCCAAGAAATTATTGACTATGATATGGTATTATCATTTAAAGCAGGCCACGAAGCTGCAACAAACAGATTACTGCCATTGCTTGAAAAAGCGGTTGAGATGGCAGAGTTTTACAAAAGAGAATGTCCACATCTTTGTTATCCACTTATTTTAAAAAAAGAAATTAGTTTCATGATTGTTGAGTCTGACATAGCTTCTACTGAGCAAATTATTAAGTTTTATCCAGCGCAAGATTTTCTAGACGAGATTAAAGAGGAGTTTGGGAAATGAGTAAAATTAATTACAATAGGATACTTAACGAACTGTACTCCTTGGGCAGAGAATACCCTGGCATGGAGGAGAAGCTTAGAGAGTGGGTTAGAAAGTACCTAGTATTATACCAGGAGGATAGGCTGACACGCCAATCTACTTTAGATAATATGATTAATCCTGATGTATTCTTTGCTCAGGTTCATAGGGATAGAATCTATAAGCTTACCAATAAGTTAGTAGAGGAAGGTGTTGTGAGTATCCACGATGCAGTGACAGAAGAGGATAAGAAGTTTGGGATAGGAATGAAGACACGCTACCAGATCGTAGTGGTAAAGGAACATTTATGATAGATATGTCTAACTATAAAAAGTTCAATGAGCTTAAATTAAAATACCCAACAAAAATGGTATATATTACAGAGAGCGATATCTACAGGACACCAAAGGATTTGTCAAATCCTAGAGGGCATGTAGAATATATTGAGAGAAGATTTAAAGATGAGGGAGTAATCATCACTCGCTTTAACCACAACTATACCACTGGTGAATTAGGACTTGTGTTCCTAGCAGGGGATAGTGTTGTTAACCCAGGTTATGAAGTATGGGCTTTAATAGGATACAACGCACAGTATGCCACGCAAGAATAAAGAAACATTATTTAAAGAGAAAGTTGTAAAACTTCTTAAGCAAGTACCCTACTTGTGGGTTGTTAAAACCCAACAGGTATCGGTTCGTGGAACACCAGATCTTCTGATTTGTTGTAAGGGTAAGTTCGTAGCATGGGAGCTAAAGACATCAAATGGTGTTGTAGATCCTTTACAAACATATACACTGGGCGAAATAGCTAGAGCTATGGGTGTAGCGCGAGTCGTGACACCAGACAATTTGGATAAATATATGGAGGAATTATGGAAGTTGTAATTAGTGATGTTCTGAGAAAATTACTGGTACTAGAAGCTTCTAGGTGGGTTGGTACCACAGAAGTAGGTGGAAATAATAAAGGACAGATAGTAGAAAAATTCCAGAAGACAGTAGATAGTAAAGCACAAGGTGAGGCGTGGTGCATGGCCGCAGTCCAGACCTGGTGTGTATGGACTAAGAACTACTTTGATACTTGTCATCCCCCTTTAAAAGACACTATTAAACTATCCATATACCCATCAGAACATTGCCTAACAGTGTGGAATAAAACTGACCCACGATGCAGGATTAAATCTCCTACACCAGGGTGTGTAATTATCTGGCGTCGTGGGCAGACTACTAACGGACATACTGGAATTTTTGTAGAGATGCTGCCAAATGGTAAGATGAAAACTATTGAGGGCAATACAGGAGATGGTAAGGGAGTCGTGCGTGATGGTGACGGAGTATATTTCAGGGAGCGTTCTCTAACAGGAGAAGGAGATATGAAGGTAGTAGGATTCATTGATCCATTCTGGATCCCTAAGGCTGATAGCTAGGCATAATGGAATCAATCTGGTTTACCTTGGGAAGTGCTTCGGTGCATTTCCCATAATCTTTGCATACCTCTAAGATAAATATTTTGATATTCTTCCACGAATCAATAGGAACGATGAGTGCATTCTTCTTTGTATCACTCCATTCTTTACCCTCTAAGTAATACTCATTAGGGGATATGGTATATGTACACCAACCTTTTGTTGGGTTTATCTCTATACACGCTGGATCATCTGGTAGATTATGGGCGCAGCTTAATAAGTTTCCTAGCAGCATCAATAAGACTAGTCTCATTCTTTTGAGTTGGGTTTTCATTATGCACCTCTATTGCTTTCTTTAAGGCTTGCGCTTCTATGGTGGTCATTACATTAACATAAACAAAGTATGCTCTTACTTCACCAAATGTTACGAGCTTCGATACAGCCCACCGCACAGCCATAACAGTCAACTGGTTTACACCAGGGGTTAGGAAAAAGGAAGAGGATAGGATTATCTCTTTCATAAGCCTATCCACAATCTTATCTATAAGAAAAGATTCAATATCCATTACAGCTTAATAGATCCTGCAAATTGTTCTGCATACGTCTCAGCAGGTCCAGCTAGAACAGGTACTACGATGTCGTCGATCTTGTTCTCTGAATTTTCTGCAACAGCTTTAGAGTACTCCACTCCAGCTAGGAATGCAGACTTAACAATTTGCTGGATGTGTGGTTGAATCTTTGCTTTTTGAACTTCATTTAATTCAAAAATATTTTTATCACTCATTCTTTTTCTCCTTTTTATATCGCACTATTGCGACAATTATTAACACGATTAACTCTACTAGGCTGCTAGCTTTGGTCTTCTTAGTCTTACCAAGCCAAGCTTCAAACAAAGCATACAGTAACGTCCCTGCTACTGTAGTAATGAGCATTTTACTATCGCACATTATTTCTCCTTGGGTTCTATTCGTCCCCTAATGTATGAAGTATCCTTAGCAATGCTAGATATTTCAAATCTAAGACTGGTAATCTCTGACTCTACTCTTTCTATTCTACGTTCTAGCTTCGCGGCATCATCTTTAGATTGAAACTTCTCAGTCACAAAGTAAACAGATGTTGCTATCGTAACCCCAAAAGCAAAGGTCTCAGCTAGCGTTAGTCTCCATTTCAATATTGCCCCTTTTTGCTCCATGGGACATCCTTTCTAAGTCAAATTTACTAATCGTAAAGACCATATATTATAATTGGTATCTGCTAATAATGAGTGTCCTGTGTCACTCGATACCTGTTGTATCTGAACGGTATCTCCTGCATTTAAACTTAAATCCAAAGTTCCATTAATTAAAAGTGATGTACTCACCGCAGCCACAATGTTCTTTTGATCTATGTTTGGACCTTGTGATCCATTGACAAATACTGAAGCAGAGTAGGTGCTGTTAGCTGCCCACGCCGAGAATGCAGCTGCTAAGTGAACTACACTTTGATACTCACCTGTAGCGGGAACAGTGATGATATTAGAAGACATAGCTCCCATGGTATCTTTAATCTTTGTAGGCCATCCTACTATAGTACTAGAAGTGTTAATACTTCCTGAACTAGCCGCATACTTAACATGAAATAAGAACTCATCACGAAGAGTACTCCAATTACCAAGTCTTATTTCAGATACGTTTGAAGCGTACAACCCAGCAGTTGTTTGAGTTGATGTTAGGACACCAACAAGTCTGCATGGACATCCTGTACCAGTTACAGGAGCGTACATAACTCTATTGGATGTAGCACCTGCACTAATAGCTGTGACGTTAACAAGAGATGTCTCTTTGAATAAACATTGGGATACAGCTAAGTAAGTAAGACCAGCTACACTAACAACATATAAAAATATCTTATGAGCATTACCACTTGTATGCCCAAGAGTAGCTCCAGCTGGTATTGTGATACTTTTAGCACCAATAATATTCATACTTCCATAGAAACCATTACCTATAGAAGCAACACGACTCCCAATATATATTGGGTTAACACTTGTGGCATCAGTACCTAAAGATGTCTTAGCAGCTATGGTTAGAGCATTACCAGCAACACTAGTTAAAATACCAAGATTCGATATATTTGTGACATAATCCTGTACACTACCCCATCTAAGTCCTGTACTCTGAGAAGAATCAGCTATAAGTGTAGACCCATCACCACCAACTGGTAGGGCTGCTACGCCAACTCCAGTGTGAGTAAATAGGTCTCCCTTAGCAGCTAGTGGCATACCTCCTGTGTATAAAGCAGGGGAAGCGTAAACTATTTTAGTACCAGTGGGGTCTACAGCTAGGACATTATTAGCAGTAACGGGTGAGTCTAACTCACTGTCTAGAGTGACTTCAGACTTTGAAACTTTTACACATCTATCAACTTGGCGTTGTAATTCCTGTACTTGTAGTGCTAGTTTATCTAAGCCCTCTTCATGATCTGCTGGAAGAAATGGTCCAGTTGTAAGATATGTAGTTGACTGTTCTCTTGGAGATTCCCTGTAGATTAATAGTACTGATCCACTTGCTGGAGCTACAGCCATAAGTACGTTGGATCCAGAAATATTAAAGTCTACTCCAGATGTAAGAGCTGACTCTACACCAAGAGAACTTTTAAGAACTACTTTTACATGGGAGTTACTTTTAAAAACAAATGTTATAGCGAACGTAGTGGTAACTCCGTCGCCTGCGTATGCGGAATAAGAATTTAAATTACTCACTGACATTACTGCCCCCTTGGAGAGAATGGAGTTACAAACCCTGGCATAGCTAGTCTACTTTTATCCCTATCTTGCTGCAATCTTTTTTGTATTATTGGATTGTTCTTAGCAAATAAATTCCTAGCCGCTGAATCGTAACTTCTAAATATTTGATTTAACCCAAGCATTGCCTTTTTGTATTCAATTTCAGCAGCTTCTTGCTGTGAAGCTGTCAGGTAAGATGCCCTCATACCTCCCATAGCATCAGCCATAACTTTCATATTTACCCTAGCATATTCTTCTACATCAGCACGAAGCGATTTCCTCCCTGGTATAATACCAGGTTTATTCATTAGTTTTATGAAGTCGTGATATTCCTCACTAGTCATCTTGGTTCGTGAAGATTCCACTTGTTGTGCTAATCCATCAGCCATAACTAGACTAGACTTAGTGCTGATAATATCACTAGGCATTTCTATCTTAAACTTTGGATCAAATCCCTTAGCTCGTAGGTCTCCATCAAAATCAGTAAGCATCCTAAGATATTTACCTAATGCTGAGTTCTCTGTATCCACACTATGAAATGGAGTCACGGACGCAAGCCAGTGTTCTTTAATAGGCTCACCAAATATATCTAACTTCTCAGGTAATCCATACCCTACTCCTTGGCTGAGTTTTCCTAAAAAGTACTCTGTAAATTCCCTATAAGATTCATCCTGTTTAACATACTTACCATCCTCAGCCATGTACCCTTCATAAGCCTGTAGTGCTTGTTTACGACTCATAGCAAGGGGTACTAAGTTAGCGCCTAGGTTAGCCACAAACTTAGACATAGCCTTAGTGTCACCCTTTGTAGCATCCACTAGAGCATCGGTGAAGTTATGATAACCCTCAAACTGCTCTGGTGTTAGCTGGCTCATGGCTGCTGAAAAAGCAAAGGCCATCTGTGACATTGCATCGGGGTCTTGTGCAGACTGATAAGCTTGATTAAATAAACCTGTAAGCCTCATGATTCGTGTCACGGGATCAAAAGGTCTCATATAGTATGCGCCCAATCCAAATTGAGTTAAGTCCAATGTGTAAGGCGTGATCCCTCTACCACCATCTGCTAGGGCTTGTTGTTGCTTGTAAGAGTTAGGCATCTCTCCAGTAAGAATCTTCTCACTGGTTAAGTTGTATATACCCGCAGCAGCTACACTACCAATCATCATCTTAGAGATAGCCTCGTCTCTCACCTTGCCACCTTGAGCAAAGGCTGTGCGTACATCCTTTAGGGCAAAATTTAACCCTGGTACATATTCCATCCCATACTTTACCGAACTCACACCAACATTCATAAAGGGGAAGAAGAATCTTCCAACACCCCACAACTGGGAGTTTATCGCATCGGATATAGGACCAATTATTGGGACTTGTGAAATGTCCCCGTTCATTACTAAGTTCTCAGCCCTAGTTATAGCATCCCTCTGAACATTCACAGGAGGAGCTTTCATATAATCACTGATGAAGTTGTCCATGTACTGAGCTTTTTCCGACAAAGGTTTACCTAATTTATTGAACATCTTCTCAGCCTCTATGTATGCTTGTTCCCTAATATACGCCATCTCATGAGTATATCTACCAATAGTATCCGCCGACATAACTACTCTACCAGTGATGGTTGACGTAGCCATACCTGCTTCAAATAGTTTCCCAAAGAATGAGTTAGTAGCTGCTGCCTCTGGAGTTCTAGCAAGCTTCTCTAACGGACCATATACAACTGAGCCACTAGGGCCTTTACCAGCTTTGAATGACTGCCAGCCAGCTTTCAGAGCACCCCAATGGGATGAGAGCCATCCGTAGGTGTAGGCGTTAGCAGCTCCGATGCTCGCTCCTTCTGTACCTAAGACTTTACCAATGCTTGTAGCTAGGTACTTGTTCATAGACTCTACTGCTCCAACGGACGTGTTGATAGCTCCAACCACAATGGGGGTTTTAAACACTGACATCAAAGAACTAGTATAAACATGGTACAAAGCATCTACAATCTTACGGCCTGTAGATGTTTGCTTAGCTATCTTCTGGTATGCTCCTACGGATTTTCTTGCTTCAGCTACAAACTGAGAATCATCCATCTGGTTTATCATATCCATGATTCTGAGGCGTTCCTCTAACGGACGCTGACCACCATATGATTCGATGTAATCCCTTAGTAACCTAGTCCTACCCTTAGCACCAAGAATTGTCATAGCTTGCTCTACAGACTCTTTAGGGCCTTTGTCGATAGCTTGTACCAATGCATCTGTGATACCAAGCCTACGGCCTGCCTCAGAAGAATCAGCTACAGCCATGGACTCAAGCTTTAGAGTGTGCTCTAGTGCTTCGTTAGCTGCTAATAAGTCTAGTTCACTACCAGTAGTTAGAGCTTTCTGTGAAGCTGTATTAGCCCTTATAGCTGCGTCAGATGCTTCGAGTTCAATAGCTAGATAATCCTCAGCACTAAACACTGACGTAGGATCAGCTGCCCTCTGTCTAATTAGATTACTAATATACATGGGATCTTTTCTACGCTCTTGGGCCCTAGCTAACATCTCAGGAGTTGTCTGAGATCCCCTCTTGCTAAATGCTTCGGGGTTTTGCTTAGCTTCTCTTTCAGCTAGGTACTTAGCTCTATCAAGCCAGAACTGTTTTCCATAATAAGATTGTACTCTAGATGGCTGTATCTGTGCCATATATTTATCAGCATAATCATACATGGCTGTAGCGACACCCTTACCTCTATGCTCTGGTCTAACATACGTCATACCTGATGAGTACACTAGCTTTCCCTTCTGGGGTTCTCCTTGTATTTTTATCCTACCGACAAGGATAGTTTTACCTTCAGGAGTAATATAGTATGCTTTAACTACGGGGTTCATAAGTTGTTTGCGACCACGGAAATCTAGATTTATTGAATTAGTAACTCCAGACTCTATGAAGTATTGTCCACCAGACTCATCTTTTGGTAAGTATGTCTTTGGCATATTTAAATCACCAACATTTACTAAATTTGGATTAATATTGGTGGGTCCTTCTAATGCCTTCTGTCTGTTAAGAGGAGTTGGTGTTGTTATTTCAACTTGAGCTAGAGGATCTGAATCTTTAAGAGGTGAGTATGCTTCAGGATCGTGGGGGTCTAAAGCTTTAACCCATGATTCAAAATCCAACTGATCTGCTTCCTGCCTTACTTTAGTAGCTGCCTGAGCTTCTTTGGTTGGTACTTGCTCAACTACGGGTCGTGGCTCTACACCAGGTGATGGGGGAGTTGCGGGAGGCCTATCTAAATTAGCAGCTACGCGTTCTGCATCCTCAATAGATCCCTTAGCATAGTAGACGTTCTTTACTTGCTTCGCCCCATTATACATGGCATATATACCTTTAACAGCGGCTCCTATGAGAGCTTCACCAAAGGTATAGTCTAAAACATTTTTAAGTCTTCCTTGCATCTCTGTATCATTAGGTTTCTTCTCAGAATATTTAAATGCTTCATCAAGAAGAAATACTTTCTCTACCGCAGTATCTTTAAATAACTCTGCCAATCCTTTTTGCTTCGGGTCCATCAACATATACGTTGATACGGCAGCCCCAACAGTCTTAGCTACAGGACCTCCTGGAACAAATGCAGAGGCCACACCAGGAGTAATGGCTTGTGTAAGATCCGCCACAACTTTGGTAGTGGCTGGATAGTTCTTATCAATAAATCCGTCGATAGAGATAGGTTGTGCGGGATCAAATTTTTCAATAATTTTATGCTGCTCTGCTAGCTGCCCTAAGTAATTATATCCTTCTTTAAATGCGTTAACACCTGAGTAGAAAGCTTTTGATATCCCAAGGGTTATTCCTGCTGCTACGTTAGCTGTTTGCCCTACAGTATCTTTAGCTACGCGTGTGACAGTATTGTTGTCCATTCTGTCTATGCCTTTAGCTATCTTCTCTAACAGTGGAGCGTTCTTCTCAGCATCAGCATAGATCTGAGATACCATCTTCTGTCTGTCCTCAATACCAACATTAGCCAGGGCGTCGTCCATGTTATCAACACCAGCTGCTTTTAGTAACTCACGAGTCTGACTTTCTAGTTCTACATCAGACACAGCATTGGGTTGAATATTAGGAACATGTCCCGTTGGAGCTATCTTAGGTCTTGGTACTCGCTCACTGTCTGTTGGTTCTAGGTTATAGTCACCAGCGGCGGCGTTATTTATTATATCTTCTTCTAAACCCATTACTTCTCCTTAGGTATCTGGCTTGATTTTTCTACTTCTAAATACTTTTTAAGTGCGTCTTGTGCTCTTCTTATCTGAGTCTTATCACCACTCTTCTGAGCGCGTATAAGATTATCAATAAGCATTGGCTTTGCTTCCTTCCTAGCCTCAGAAGTTGCTTGAAACATCTGGGGAGTATTAGGAATAAACTTACTGGTTTCTGGTATGGTATATGCTAAATCATACTTACTCATATATTTATTAAATAATTTCTGAACACTTGCGTTCTGATCTTTTAACGCTGCCTCAGTAAATTGAGCACTAAGAGTTCTAGCTAATATTTGACGTTGCTCTGCAAATGCTTCTTCACCAGGTTTTGTAATTGTAGGCTTTGTGATACTATCAAAAATAGCACTGTACTTAGCTATCTCTAATTGTCTTTCCTTAGAAACACCATGCTCCCGTAAGTTCTCAGCCATTGCTAAGAGCTTCGCGTGTCTATCAGGAGATATCTTATTCGCAGAGTAAGCTTCGTTAATCCTCTGAACTGCTGATTTACCCTTAGGTATTACAAAGGCACCATTCTCCTTCATCAATTGATTCATCACACCAGATTGGAATAGGTCGTCTCCTATCTCTACAATTTGCTGACGGCCATTAATAGCATCATTTAATTGATTAGCATCTAGTAAGTCTGCACTTTTTAATTTGTTCGCTTCTGCTATAACTTTAAGTGTATCCACTGGAGTCTTAGCATTTTTAAGTTTATCAGAAATAATCCTATAGTTTTTAGCTTTAAGTTCTTTCTCATTTCTTTCTTTTATCTTATACATGTAGTCGCTATTTTCTCTATCTCTACCAACTGTGGTGTACTCTTCGTTAATCATTTCTTTGTATGAATCGCCCATCTTTGCTGAGTCTAGAATACTTGCGTGTTGCTCTAACAATTTCTTAGCTGATCCAAATGCAGAAAGATCTCCTTCCTTACCGTCGTTTCTAAATTTGTCCACTACGGAAAGGACTGCGGCAGCCTGCTTTTCTTGAATAAGTTTTTTCTTTTCTGACTCAGGAGTATTACTCTCCTCAACAGCCATCTCTATCTCAAGTAAACGAACTGGTAATGTGGAAGGATCAGTCATAGCTTGTCGGTTCTTGGCTAGGAATAACTCATTGAACTGCGCTTTAGCCGCTTCATTGTGTCCATCAACACCAGTTTTTAGGTAGCTCCCTATTTGATGTTTAAGATCTGTAGCTGCGTACTGCTCAAAGTAAAGACGTGAATTAGGGTGCAGGGACTCCAGTAATTGTTGTTTGTACGGAGCTACTTCTTCTTCTACTTTCTTCGAGAAGTTTACACCATCTGATTCAATCATGGGGAACGTGGTTCGTAATTCTTGCTCTTTTTGCTTTCTATATACTGACAAGTTGGACGCTGCAATATCGGCAGGGATACGCCACTGTTCTTTATCCTCTTTTTCTTTTTTATCTAAAGCATTACCTAGGTCAAATATAGACTTACCTAGTGCATCCTCAGCCTCAGAAAATGCTCTCTCAGATTCAGAACTTCCTATTGGAACTGGGTTACCTACTTGTATTCTATTAACCTCATTGTAAACTGGTACCATTGCCATATTACTTTAACCCCGCAAATTTAGTTCCAAATCCTTCACTCTTCGTATAATTACCAAGTAATGTAGTAGATGCCTGTATAGCATTGTATGTGGGATTTGATAGCGTATCAGCTGTACTCTGACTTTTTGCTCCTCGTATTCTAGCAAGTTTCATATTTAATTCTCCTTGCAGCTTAATAGCTGATAGCTCTTTAACCTTAGCTGCTGCTACAGCTGCTATATTATTTATAGCTGATCCACTACCAACATCTACGCCACCCGATGCTTCTGCTCCTATGGTGGCTCCCTTACGATATTCATACTCTCTATCAGCAATATCCATATCCCGATACATCTGGGATCTAGCTACATCACCTTGTTCTTTGTAGAACTTAGCGTTCTCATATTCAGCTTTAGCTTGATCTATATTAGCCATCCACTGAGAAAACATTTGTATTCCTGTACCAGCTGCCATTAATATCAAAGGTACTGCCATTATACTCTCCCCCAGCTTACCATGTCTTCGCTGTTAGGGCCAAGCTTAGGGTGCACACCCTCTTTAGTAAATCCTAAAGCTTTAGCCCATTTATCTAGACCTTTGTCTAGTCTCGTGTATATCTGTATTCTTCTCGCTACTCCTGTGGATAAAGCAAAATCTAACTTACTCTTCATGTACCTAGTGTATTCTATTTTGTACTTACTAAAATTAGTAGTATTTACTGCCCATACTTCATATACACCAGGGTTTACTGCGTGGAATCCGTAGGCAAATCCTATCGTATCATCTGGTCCTTTAACAACCCATGAGATAAGACCCACTTGGTTCTGTAATTCTTCTTCTAGTCCTTCTCTATTATGAAAATGACTAAGAGTTTTCATTATTAATGGTATATCATATTGATGCAGCATTCGTGCTTCAATCATTTGTGATCCCTTCAAACACTAAGGATAATACGTTCATAGGTAAAGGCTCAGTTGTCTCTATTTCTACCTCAAATTTTCTTCCAATATAACTTGGAAGAGTAACTACCTTCTCTCCAGTGAATAAAGGAGTTACGGCATTACCAGCAACGCCAGGTTCTCTAAATGCTACTTCACTCATAGTCAATGTTCCAGTAGTTTTATAGCTACATGCGAGAGTTTTGTAAAAATTAATGATCATCCTAGCCGCAGTCTTAACTTGATTCACAGGAGTTCCGTACTTTGCACCTGCTTGTATAGGGGAGATTTTAAATCTCTTTGTGTATTTTACTCCAAATACTATATATGAGTAGCTTTTAGGAAGCGTGATTGTTCCTGATACAATAGGATAATCTCCTATGTAGAAACCGTCGGCAAATACTGCTACGGTATGCCCTTCTAAATGACTATACAATGTAGTTGGCATTCTTACGTCAAAAACATTCGTGGGCACACCAACTGCTTTGTCGTATGCACTATCTATACTTATGATGTTGTTTCCCTGAAAGTCATATGTTTCTTTATCGTAGATGGAACTTACTCTTTCAATATTATAAATTAATCCTGATCCTGTATTGCGCTCAACTATTATAAATAAAACATCCTCATCGTGTTGATTTCCCCCTGATGGAGATACCGCAAAGCTTTTAACTTTAGCCTGAGTACCGCCTAGTTCCCACTGATGCCAGGCATTCATTTTGTAATCCCGATCAAGGGAACATGCGTATAATTTGTCGTTCTCTGTTCTAGCTAGAAGAAAAGAAGATAACATTTCAAATGAACACAACTCTTCTATAGGATCATTCACAAAGTAGTGATCTGCCATAAAGGATAAGTCTTGTGCTTTATATTGATCCTCATCAAAAGAATACACCAGGTCTCTTACTTTTTTACCGCCTCGTTGCACATAGGTTAGATAATTGTTCACACGAACGGGCTGAACATTTGTGGAACCAAATGAAGTAGAAGAACTAAAGGATTTATTTAATGGTCCTAGTACATTTGAATTACCACCATATGCTACTATATCTAACTTCAGAGTGTGTATTGTTAGTGTCTTGGCTGCACTCATAGCTCTAATAGCATGAGACTCGGAAGACACAGCTAGAGCAGCAGACCAAGGTCTAGAGTTATCTGATGAAAAGCTTGAAAAGGTTGGGTCCTGTTGAAAAGGAACTTCCATCATTGTAAAGATATCTCCAACCCTACTACCCCAAATTGTGTCTGGGTACTTGGCTGATCCCCCATAATACAGGCGTTGCTCAAAGGATGTCACAGTCCTTGGCCACCCATCATAATCATTCCATGCAGCTAGCTCAAAGCTAGTGCCATCTGTGGCACCACCCGAAGAAGCACCAAATGTTATTGGTGATGCGCCCAATGCTGACATGTCACTTCTAACAAGGCCAGTAACCGTTGATGCATTTGTGTATCCTAGCACCTCTACTACACCTGTCTTAGATCCTTTAGAAAATTTAATAAATAAACCAACTCCACCTGATGTAGATGATCCTATATATGCAGAGTAGAATCTAGGTATAGATGATGTGAGTGTCACAGCTCCACCTGCTGTTAAAGTTCCAGTAACAGTAATGGTGCCATCAATGCCATTAGCTGACACAGGTTTATATGGAACTTTCTCCCACGCCTTTGATTCTGCTACTGACAATCCAGATATAACATACGCGTTCGCATATGATACTAACCTTGGAATAGTTGTTCCTGGTAGAAAAAATAAATATCTGGGACATCCTGTTCCTGCGCTATCTATAATGACAAGGACATCTCCAACTTGCGTCACCCTTAGTGAAGCTGTTATAGTACTAAAGTCTGCATCACTAGATGCTGTAACATCTGTGCTAGTCCTAGATATTGTATCGTACACAAACCATTTTGTTGCTGCATCTAGTGGATTATATGGACCAACGACCAATAAATATCTACTACCGTTTGATATTGAAAATGGAAATATTCTAGTACCGTCTTGAATCCTAGATTGAACTGTACCAACGTTTTCAAATAATGAGCCAGGTCTTGAAAAAGCTCCGCCATATATCATTGGAAGCATATTCTTTAGTTCAGTGCATGATTTAAAATACTCCTCAGTCTCGGCTCGTGCGATCATTTTTGGAGACCACACACCAGAGGTGAAGTTATTTACTATTGTATTGAATTTCATTAGGCCCTCGAGTTTAGCCACGAGTCTGCATAGACTCTATCTCCTACTGACTCCTGGGCATCAAAGACTCGTGCGTCTCTGAGTTTTTCTTTATAATCTCTATTTAAAGACTCTTTAAGAGTTCCACTCTGGGTAAGAGGAATGCATAAATCAAAAGCTAAAGCGGTAGCTAGAGCTTCCAAAGCAGTATCATCAAATAGTCCTTCATGCACATCAGATATGTATTTAGTGTATCCTTCAGGATTATTCGTGACAATTGTGCGTCCTTCTACTTTCCATGGAAAGGTTTTCTCACCTTCCATTCCTAGAACTCTTAGACAATCATTAGGCCAAAGATATTGATAATCAAACTCATATACTGGAGATGATGGCGACTGACCAAATACCATACGCTTCGTAGCAAAATTCCAAGGATGACTCCTAAGAAAAGCTCTCTTGATTTTTGGGTATTGCTCTTTACAAGCTCTACCCTCAACCGTATCATCGTTGAGGCTAAGTATTCTATTAGCCCCAAGTTTGAACAAAGCACTATTACAGATATCTGTATCAGTTGCCATTTAGCTCCTTAAATTTTACTAAAGTAAACCCCAAATTGATATAGACCTACACCAGTAGCGGCTACAGTACAGGTAACAATTAAGTTATCCTCAACTAAGTTAGCATTGTCAACTAGTACAGTTGTCATAGCTTTACCAACGGTTAAACCAGATGCATACTTAGCTGCTGTTCCTGCCACACCAATAGATAGTGTTCCACCATTGGTTGGTACTATTGATGCAATTGAATGCACTTTTGCACCAGGGGGAATGGCAACACTTAGATTGATTGTATCATTCAATGCTAAGTTGGCTAAAGTTGTGTACTCATCGTAAGCAACAAAGATCTGACCCTTCTCTTGTCCAGGAGGGATCTTTACTGATGGAACTGAAATTTTTCTTGCGTAATTGACTGCATTAAAAGCTGCCATATTTGTTTTCTCCTATGTAAGAAGGAAGCTATTAAGCTTCCTTACAGATGATTTCTACTACTTGTTCTTCTTCCATTCTAACGCCACCAATGGACATTCTAGTGTACACTTGAGTTGCGTAGCCTTTATCACTTCTTTCAGAGATTTTAGATACCACGTCTTCTCCAGTTGACATTAGAAGACCTTGTTCAGCCCACGCTAGAACTGCTCTATTAGTACCAGTTAAACCAGCACCAGATCCTACAACTCCTGTAGCTGCTGTTGCAGTTGTTGAAGTAGTTAGATTTAATCTTTCTAAACGGATAAATTCAAATCCCATGAATGAATTAACTTCACCTTGTACCAATGCTTTTACAGTATTGAAATCAGAAGAAGTAACTGCTGTCTCAGAAAGAAGTGATTGAAGTTGAGAAGAAGTAAAAGCAATATATCTTTTACCTAAAACTTCCTTAGCATCCATTATGGCTTTAACAGCTCTTAATGTTCTAACATTTAAGTTAGAAAATGCTGCTCCATCATTAGCTGCATATTTCTGAGTATTAGGATGAGTAACAGAACTTGATCCAGTCTCACCAGCTACCGCTGCTGCTAAAGCAGATGCGATAATAACATCGTCCTTACTTCTACCAAATGCCCAAGCTGCTGCCATTGCATATTGTGAAGTAGGATCAATCAACATTCTAATCTTATCTTGATCATCAACTAAATCAGCCCACTCATAATCCTCTACAACAACCATACGTCTAGAGTGTGGTGTATCTAATTGAGGTGTTCCTGCGTGACGACCAGTTCTACGAACTGCTGCTACCTGACCAATTCTATCAAAGAATTGTGACTTACCTTTTTGAGTTTCTTTTCTTACTGCGCCCTCTAAACGAGAACCTTGTTGTTGTGACAACATCATTACATTTGTATTATATTGCTGTACAAATGCTTCTGTAATTTGCTGAGACATTAGTCCCTCCTGTTATTTAATTTTTATAAATGGAATAATTTTTTGGATTATCCCTTAACAGGGGTCCGATGCTATGCTCATTGTCGCATAAAACTTGAAAGGGCCAAGAATGGTTGTCCTTGACCCTATGCTCTCAGATCAAATAAAACTGTGTCAAGATTTATTTGTAGCTTGTTTAAATAATTCTGCTACTTCAGAAACAGCAGCAGCATGATTAGGATGCCCCTTAATGTGATAAGGATGCTTTGTATCTGCAATAATGGCTCGTGCAGACTTCATGGCTTCTTCTGGAGTTAATCTATTGCTAGTACTTCCTTCAGGTATTTTGCCCTCTTTGTATAGCTGTTCTCCCATGGCAGACAACATCTTAACTAGACGAACGTCATTATTAAGTCCTGTCTTCTCCATATAATCCAAAGTGTCTTTATCGGCAAAGTTTCTTAGTGCATTGTTTGCATGTTGTAATTTTGTATCAAACGCCTGACCCCACTCTGACTTTAGTCCTGCAATTTCTTTCTCTAAATGAGTAGCCCTGCTAGTAGCTAATTCTTTCTCAGCATTTATATTTGTCGTAGTAAACCAATCTGCTAAAGCTTGCGCTTGTTTAGGAAGTATTCCTGACTTATGTGCTAGAGCTTTGAAATCATCTACAAACTTCTTATCTATAGTAGCTGAGTCACCAAATTTTACCTCATATTTATCTACTGTTTCTGGTAGCCCAAGTTTATTGTAAACATTCTTCCAATCTTCATCAGTAGCATGTTGGTCTGGTATTACAATTTTATTGGCTCCAATTAATCTCTGAGCATTTACATAGGACTTAGCCAGGGTCGCAACGTCTGGGAACTTCTTGATAGATGCATCTTCCTGAAGCTCCTTAGGAAGCGAACTAATCCAAGAGGAAGTTCCTGTGCCTTGACCAGAACCGTTTCCATCTCCTTGTCCTCCGTTATTATTTGCAGCTGGTGGCGGTGTAGTTCCAGAGCCTCCCGCGGCACTTCCATTAAGTAAACCTCCACCAGATCCTCCTGCTCCACCATTGCTTCCCTCTCCTGCTTTATCAAACAACAGTCTCATTAAACCGTATCTTTTCATCTTTATCTATCCTTTCCATAACATCTGCTATGTCTATTTTTAAAATGGTTAAAATTCTTAGAACTGCATTTCTTTCTCCCTCTCTAATAGCCATAAGATGAGGAGATTCATTCCATGTAGAATTCATGATATAATGCTGGTGCATCATATCTTGAAGTACTTTTTTACCTAAAGGAGAGTTAAATAAATTCTGATAGTCTTTTACTTTAGCTATCTGATTTCTAGGTATATCACGCTTGGTTGCCATTCTGCCCTACTTTCTGAGATATATCTGCCATCTGTGCAGCATTGTTTAGTTCTTGTTGCTTCTGCATTTCCTGCATCTGCATTTGTTGCGCTTGAGCTTTCTGTTGTCTAATCTGTGCAAGTTCTTTTACGCCTCTTAAACCAAGTTGAGGGAATCCGTACACGTTTGCTATTAGTCTAAGACATGCATCTCCATTAAAATTATCTGCTACTGAGGGATCAAGATTAATAAATGGAGCCGCCGCTTGGAATGTTCTCATAATGTTTTGTGCGTCTGACACTCTTTGTGATTTAGCAATCAATGAAGAATACCTCACATCCAATTTGAAATTTTTTAAATTAGCAGGTGCAGGTGTTATTAAACCTTTTCTCATCATGATATTAAATACCCTATCAATCAACGGTCTAAGAAATTCAGCCTGCATCCTACCAAGCATAGGACCTAGTAGACGCATAGACTCCTCAGTTCTTTGAAGGACTTCTGTAGCTGTCATGGCAGGGCCACCTTGCTGCAATCTAAGCTGATCAATATAGAATGAATCGCGCACACGTTTGCGTCTATCTTCCATTGCTTGATAACCAAAATCCAAATTAGTATCATTGAATACAGGTTTTATAAATTCATTTGTACCTGACCTAAAATAATTAATTCCACCTGGACCTGTCACTGGAGGAAAAATATATCCATCATCAGGCATCTGAATCGGTGGATCCACTTTCTTCTGCGCCCCAATTAACATGGTCTCATTCATTTTATTTAAGACTTTCATCTCTGGAAGCGCATTCATACCAGGTGATCTTCCGTAATGCTCGCCACTTGCCTTAGTCCAACGAGGAACTACATAGGGAAACTCATTAAAAGTACCCTCTGCAAGGACTGTCTCTTGGTCTAGTAGCATGGAAACTTGGTAGAATTTTTTTTCAAATGGATACACACAATGGATAACTTTAAAATCTCTGTTATCACATGCTTTAGCTGATAAATCTACATCTCTATGTTTACCAGGACCCCACGTCTCTATGATATCCTCAGCCTTCCACTTTGATTCGTAGAACATTGTGTCCACAACACCAAATCTACCCTCTTTAATGTAGTAATCAGCTATAAACTTTGTAGAAAATCTTACAATATTCTTTTCATCTTCCTCAATAAACTGACAAGCAGTCCCTATAGCACCCAAATCAATATACAACTCATGCACTTCTGTCTGAAAATTAGAATTATTAAGAACGTGATGAATCTTCCTAGTGTTCTCCTGCAACCATAATCTTATCTCGTCATCATTATCAGCTACAATGTCACCAGTTGTTAGCTCAAACCAAGGAGAGTCTGGGTTAGTCAACATTCCATGTAGTGCTCCTGCGAGTAACTCATTAGACTGAACTCCAGTGTTGTCTAGTAACTGCCAAGTTCTCTTTTCTCCTGGCTGTCGTGTCGTGGTTACTGTATTTTTTCTAGGTAGAATATGGTCAGTAACTTCCTGCCAATGATTCTCCCATGTTCCACGCTCACTCTTTAACTTTTTGTAAAATTTTATGATCTCTTTTGGAGTTAACTTCTTACTCATTATTGCACCCTAGTATTTAGTAATGCACCACTACCAGATGACAATCCACCTGATGTCAAAAGTAGTGCTGCTCGCCCTGGCTGTCTTCTTCTTGATGCCACCATTTCATTTACAATGGTATTCACATCTGATTGTTCTTTGTCTTTTTTAGCTTGAGCATCGGCAGCTTCTTGTGCTTGTTGTGCTGTAACAGCATCTTCTTGTGCAGTTGTCTGCGCCCTATCAACATTATTCTCACCTGCTTTATATCCAAAGGCTCCTAGTCCTGCACCATACCCTGCTGACTCTAGCATAGTATTACCAAAATTATCCCAACTTCCTTTCTTTCCAGAAAGCAAAAACGCATAACTATTTAATAATCTACTAGAAGACTTCTCTAAATTCTTACCCATCACACCAACTGTATTTTTCGCAAGATCTGAAATTCCTCCAGTTATAGCTCTTCCTGTATCTGCACCTAAACTATTTAAACCTCTGCCTGCATCAGTTAATCCCGTGTTAACATCTTTAGCTACTTTAGTAGCTGCCTTACTTACTGGATCTGACATATCTCTCCTTAGACAACACTGTAATCGCGTGTCGTGTATCGGGGTAAATTTTTTGTACTTAATCTTGTATCACTAGAATCATCTCTTAATCCTAACACAAGGGTTCGCATTCCATCTGCTCCATGAGACGCCCAATTATGGTATGGAGCCATTTGAAATACTTTGTTCTTTACATCATACTTACGTTCATAATTCTGTAAAGCAGAAATTCCATTAGCACATGCAATCCTATCAAAAACACATTTCTTTAAAAACGAACGTGTTGCCTCAATTCCATCTGCTACTGAAAGTTTTGGTGCTACAATAATATTTTTTAACCCCAATGCTTTTAATTTGTCCAGCCTAGACTTACCGTCTGATAACTCTCTTACCTTCACATCATGTGGAAGTATGTGCCCTGCATATGTATATGGCTTATCCATGATAGCTTTAACGTAAGTGTCTAATCCTGAACCAGAAGACTCCAGGTAATCTATTACTCTAATCTCTCTACCGTACTGCTGGATAAACCAAATGACTGTCGTATCATCTATCCCTAAGTCCCATCCTGTCCAAGTTAATAGAGCTGTATCATGGGGAACAGCAGTTATCTTATTGTTCTGCTCTAACCACTCCATCTCTTTACCATAGTAAGCCCCAACTAAAGCAGCAGCGAAAGAGCACTCAAACTCCTGCATATACTCAGACTCACTCATTATAGCTCTATTCTCATCTAATTCAGACTTAGGAATAATTCCAGTCTCACTTGCCTTAAATAAGAATGTTTCCCAATCATCAGCAGTTTTTCCATAAGTATATAAAGCATGGAAATGATTCTGTCCTTTAGGAGTACCAATAAATATTGCCCACCCCAATCTATCTGATAATAGTGGTCGTACAACCTGTGTCCATACAATAGGGTTCATATCTCCATACTCATCAAATACAACTCCATCTAGGTACATCCCAAGAATGCTAGCTGGATTCTCAGCACCAAGAAGCATGATTCGTATTCTATCTTGTAAATGTGGTCTGGGTATATCCACTCTAAGTTCTGATTCGTTAACCTCCACACCAGGAATATTCTTTGTGTAATCTTTTAACAAATCCCATGCAATACGCTTAGCCTGTCCATACGTTGGAGCAATGTATGCATACTGAGGATTCTTCTTCATATTCAATAATGATTTATGTGTAAGCTCATTCAAACCAAGATGGGTCTTACCGATCCTTCTATGGCCTATAACAACCTTGAATCGCGCTCGTGATGCGTGTACCTGTGCCTGCTGTCTTCTAGGTCTATATCCAGTATCTATTATCTTAACAGACATGCAAGACCGTTAACTATTATTGATACTACAATAAGTAAATATATAATCGAAGTTTCTTTTCTTCTAAGCTCTCTGTGCTTTAACACTATGTTTGCTAAATTTGCACAATTATCTGTTAAGTAAGCTAGATCTTTTTTTACCCCTGTTATTTCTTTTGTACTATAATCAGAGTAACTACCTACAACTTTATTTGTACTATTAATGTATGTTAAAAATTTTTTCTCTAACTCTTCTATCTTCTGAGACTGTGCTTTATCTATTTCACTCATTTGTTGAGCTATTTTTTCAGATGCAGTACTTGAAACATCTTGTTTGATGCTTTCAATTTTATTTAATATGTCTACGTTATCTTTTGATTGATACCATGATCCCATATTTATCCTCACTTCAATGCTATAAAGTCGTTAAAAGTTAATAATCCATTTGAATTAGCAATATATGACTTTGAAGGATCATGTTGAATTGGCCCTGTACCAACTTCAAAAATACTAGTGCCATCACTTCTATAAAGTCTTGCACCATAAAGTAAAAGAGGAGTGGTGCTTATGTTTTGTATTTTTAAATTAATAATTGAAGTATCTATTTTATAATTAACTGAATCTTCAGCAGTTAAAGCGCCAAAGAAATTAGCTATTCCAGTTGATGTCATTAAATTATTTGCAAACCAAGCATAAATTCTTTGTACAGTTGTAAGTCCGTCAACATCATTAGACTCGATTTGGATATTGGCATAATCGGCAGCCAACTCAGATACACTTGAGCCATCAATTGCATTAGCTTCATAGGCAACATCTGGAGTTTGAATTACTGAAAATGTTGCACCTGTATTTAATAATGTTCCTAGGTACACCACTGGTAAATCAGCGTCTACACCTGAAACTCTTGCAACTCTTACTCTTAGGCTTTTATCAGCTATCCATGTAACTGGAACTGATAGATTAGTATTTGAAGGAATCGCATTATATATTTCTGAAGAGTTAGTTAAATTATAAATTTGTATTCTAGAACCTAAAGTATAACCGCTTACGCTGATATTTACTTTGGTTCCAGTTGAATCAACCACAATTAATGTAGTTGAACCAGTACCCACAAAAGTTAAAGTTTTTGAGGGCATTGAAATATTGCCAGATCCACTTAAGATAGCATTGTTAATTTCTAAATCATAACCAAGGGTAAAAGCTTGACCGTTAGAAGTTGTTAAAAACTCATCAGTTGCAATGTTTGAGCTTTGAGCAAGCCATGCCTGGCAGTAATCATAAACTTCTTGAATTGTATGATTAGAGCTAATTGTAAGTTTTTGAGTACTAGTGTTAATTGAAATTCCAGTGTAGGCAAGAGCTGTGGCTTCGCTTGCTATAACATTAGTATTAGTTTGAAGAACAGCAACGTCAGAGCTTTGGCCTGATACTGTCTTTGATAAATCTTGGAAATAATATCCATATTTTCTAACCCTTACAAGATAAGGGTTAACTGATTGCTGTTTAATATTAAAATATGTATCACTAATAGAAGTGTCAAAATTGAAATACTGCCTTAGTAAAGTTTGTTGTGTTATGTCTCCACTTGAATTACTTGAAAAATTTCCGATTACTGTATTCAATGAATCTTTTATAAATATATTTGCACTCTGAATAGCTGTACTAGAGTTAGTATTAACTTTTAAGTTATAATAATATTTCTCATTTAGTTTCCAGTCGCCAATTCCAGTTTGTTGTCTTTGTTCAATTTTAGATACAGAAGGTGAACCAGTTCCAGCAGTAGTGATGCGAATTCTTACAAACCAACCAGTACTACCATTTACGGTCGTAGATGCCCAGTTTGCATAAGTTCCAAAATAAACAATTCCAGTTTGCTGAAAATTATTTGTAGTA